TATTCGACAGATATCGCGACACGTTTTATCCGGCACGGCCGATTTGTTCCAAGTGACCCGTCGGCGGAGCGACTGGCTGATATACGCTGAACGTGAGGAAGGATGTCTATGTCAGACCAGGATCAGGAAGAGGCAGCATTCGAAAATTTGATGGCGTTGCGGGAGGGAAGAAGAACAACTGTTTACCGCGACAGTCTGCAAAAGCTGACGGTCGGAATCGGCCATCTGGTGCTCGATGAGGATGACCTGAAGGAAGGAGACACCATTAGCGACAAACAGGTGGACACATTCTTCAGGAAGGACTCTGCGGCCGCCATGGCAGCGGCGCGTTCGCAGGCGTCAGAGGCCGGTATTACTGACTCCACTTTCATACCGTACCTTGCTTCGGTCAACTTTCAGCTCGGCACGCACTGGACCGCAACGTTTCCGCACACTTGGAAAATGATTGTCGACGGTGATTACGAAAGCGCCGCGCAGGCTTTGGATGGGACTGTGTGGGCGAAGCAAACCCCCGTTCGCGTTAAGGACTTTCAGGATGCGCTTCGTCGGCTTCCCACAAAGAGTTGAGCGCAGTCGGTTGCGTATACTAATCGGCTTGAGCATCGCGGGATTGCCACTCGCGGCCGCCCTTGCGGGCGGCGTTACTGTTGAGCCCAGCTTTATCTACTGTCTCGACCATGACGGCGCGAAAATTTTCGCGGGACGGGAGAAGCGCGACGGTAGCCTGACGTTCGGCATCTCAGTATGGTCCCCCGCTGGGCAGAACATAAGCGTCTTCGGCACCGCCAAGCGTCATGGCACGGGATGGCAGTATATTGAAAACATCCAGGCACGGACGGCCGCTGAGCGTTGTCGATTGGAGATCTTCCATAGCGCTGATGGTTCGCTCCGGGTCAAGGCTGATCCGAATGCAACCTGCCGGAGCCACGGCGGAGTAAACGCAGAGATCGGTACTGTGCAATTCCCGCACACCGCTTACGAAGGAACCGTTACGACTGAACTCGACGATCCCGAGGCTTTCCAAAAGGCGGGAAAGTGCGTCGGCATCAAGGACTAGAGTTCGCCGAACTGAATTCAGCCACCGGTCCGATTCGTTCCGCGTCCCTGAAGCTTCTTCACGGCCTTCGGCTTGCGAGCGCGCTGCGGGCTTGCCCCGCGCCCGAACCGTAGCGCTTCTTGAAGCAGGCCCGGCAGCAGCATCTGCAAACCAACTTCTCCGCTTTTGCAGTTGCACGTGATGTCTGCGATAGCTCTCGCCTGTACTGTTCTTCGAAGGCTGGGCCGGCGTCGGCGTGGCAGCGACGGGTTTGGTATCCGCGTTCACATGATTCTACTTCTCGGGCAGCGCGGTTCGGTGTCGCCAGCCGTCTTCAGGTACATCGCTTTGTTGCGCCGACATGGGAAGGCCTTTGGCTTGGCGGACAGTGGGACCTAGGCAAATCACGCCGAGAGAGGAATCGGCCGATTTACGCCAATCGCGCCCAAAAGACGCATTCTCCGGGTCCCTATGCGATCGAAATTCGCGCGCACACGCGGCGCTTTTCGCGCGATTCTCCGAAATGTCCTGAAACCTCGGGACTGAGGTGTGGTCCAAGATGGATTTGAACCGGAAGCCTTCACCTGAGCCAAATCTACGCCAATCTGCGCGGACTTTTTCCCGAACATCCGGCGAAAATCGGCTCGCAGAGAATTCTCGCCGATAATTTGCGCCAGAAATTTCCCTCCATCTGAGCGATTTTGGACTGGATTCGTGGCGCAGCCTGAGCGCACATGGACCTCGGAAATCGGAGGTTTCGCATGGAGCAAACGCATTCGAAAAGCCGCAAGAGAGAGCCCATCCTCAGTTGCGATTGCGATTCCGTCGTTCGCCAAACAGAAGAACTCGTCTCGCTCGATGAGGCAGCCCTGAAACAAAAGTGGGCTGCGGTTTTCGGCACTGATCCGCCTTCCAACCTCGGTCGGTCACTGATGCTGAGAGCCATTTCGTACCGAATTCAGGAGAGAGCGTTCGGGCCCCTCAAAGCTTCCGCGCGACGATTCCTCGATAGCATCTGTGACGGCCAGCCGGAGACCGCTCTAAAGCGCCTGCCTAAAACCCGGGTTGGAGCGGGGACAGTACTGATTCGGGAATGGCGAGGTGTTCGTCACCGGGTCACCGTTCTCGACCGTGACGTCGTCTATCGCGGTCAACGCTACAGATCACTCACGGAGGTCGCGAGCCTCATCACCGGCACGCACTGGTCGGGGCCTATGTTCTTCGGTCTGCGGCGTCGCGTGAAAAAAGAGGTAGGCAATGGCTAGCGTTGCGATTAAACGATGCGCGATTTACACGCGCAAATCGACAGAAGAGGGGCTGGATTACGATTACAACTCGCTACACGCGCAGCGCGAAGCGTGCGAGGCGTTCATTCTCAGCCAGTCTGGCGAGGGATGGCGACTAGTAAAATCAGCTTACGACGACGGCGGGTTTTCGGGCGGCACCATGGAACGACCAGCGCTGCAGCAGTTGCTCGGCCACATTCGCGAAAGGCTGATCGACGTAGTCGTCGTGTACAAGGTCGATCGGCTAACGCGCTCGCTCGCCGACTTTGCCCGGATCGTCGAACTGTTCGATGCGCACGCCGTCTCCTTCGTCGCAGTCACACAACAGTTCAACACAACCACGTCGATGGGGCGCTTGACGCTTAACGTGTTGCTCTCGTTCGCCCAATTCGAGCGTGAAGTAATCGGCGAAAGAATCCGCGACAAAGTCGCTGCTTCCAAGCGCAAAGGAATGTGGATGGGCGGTGTGGCGCCGCTGGGATACGACGTCCGCGATCGGCGCTTGCTGATCAATGCCGATGAAGCCCAGACCGTGCGGCACATTTTCGAGCGCTATCTCGAATTGGGCGCGGTGCGTTCTCTGATGAAGGATCTTGCCGCGCGCGGAATAATTTCGCCGACTAGAACGACGAAGAAGGGCAATGTCCTTGGCGGACATCCGATCACACGTGGGGCCCTTTACCATCTGCTCGCGAACCCTATCTATGTCGGTGAGATCCCGCACAAGAAAGATCGTTACCCTGGCCAACACGAAGCGATGATCAGCCGTGAGCTATGGGATCGCGTCCAATTGCAATTGCGAAGCGGCCCGCGACGCCAGCCCGGCGAGCATCAGAGCAGCCCTCCTCGCAGCCCATTGACCGGCAAGCTATTCGATGAGGGCGGCGAGCCGCTGTACGTGCAAGGGGCAGCCAAGGGCAAATGGCGATACCGATATTTTGTCTCCAAAGCGCTGGTAACCGGCGATTCCCAAAGCGACGAAAAGGGCTGGCGGTTGCCCGCGCCAGGTCTTGAACGGACTGTGTCCGCTGCGGCTTCGCGAATGCTTGGAGACCAACCGGCGATCGAGGTCGCCCTCGGGGAATCTCAAGTCGATCCCGATTGCCTTCCATCATTTCTGAAGTCCGCTCAGATGTGGCTTGAACGCCTCCAGTCCTCGAATGACGCTCCATCTGCGCTCGGCGAACTACTCGAGCGAGTTGAGGTCGGCCGAGAGGGGATCCGACTATCGCTCAACGTGCGGCTTTTGACCGAACTGCCAGAGCCATCCAAGACCAACCATGTTTGTCTGAGCCGGACGTTTCCTATGCGACTGAGACGGCGAGGGATTGAGATGCGAATGGTGCTTGAAGGCGAATGCAAGGACGCAAGGGTTAACCTTCCTCTGCTCAAGGCCATCGCCCGTGCGCGCCGCTGGTCTCAGCAGCTGCTCGGTGGCGAGATCCCGTCCATTCGAGCTATTGCAAGACGGGAACGAATCACTCACCGCTACGTACGAGACTTGCTGCCGTTGGCGTTTCTGTCACCCAGGGTCGTTGAATCGATTGTGGAAGGAAGTCAGCCGCCTGAATTGACGGTCTTCGATCTCACTCGGCGAATCGACCTCCCGCTTCTCTGGACCTCGCAGCAGCGGGTCCTTCGTTTCGATGATCTCACGCCGGCGACGCCGTCCGAGTCGGTGCAGAATTCCTCGGTGGGCACCGCGGAAATTGCGCCCGGATAGCTTGGTCACTACACGGGTCTCTATTCTCTCCGCCTCAAGGAATACAGCTTCAGGCTGGCAACAAAAGTTTCGTCGTCCATATTTTCTTTCCGGGCCTTGTTAAGGCTCTATCTCTTATCACACACTCTTGATTAACCCTGATGGACTGAGATCTCGCCCTTGGTTCAGAAGGTTCGAGTGGCGCCGGGCGGAATCGGGTTGTCGGGTCGCTGATTTAATGGGGTCACTGGTGCCCGAGGAATCAAAACACTTTGATCGCTCAGCTCTACAGGCGGTGGTTGCCGCCGCTGCGGAAGAGTTCGACGGAGACATCCTGCTGGTGGTCCGCGATGGCAGCAAGATCAGGGTGGGCGCATCTGAGGGCGGCGGACTCGATGCGCAAGTCATCCTAGCGCAATGCCTGAGACGTCTGAACGAATTGGAGAAGCAAACTCTCGATACGACAACGCGGGCATTTGTCCGCGTCGTATCCGAAGACCTGAAGAATGATCAGCTGTTGTTGATTGTGCGCGAGCAGGGCGATGTTCGACTAGCATCCGGTGCCGGTGCCCATGGGAAAGTCCGCGTGATGCTGAATG